AGACCATGAACTGCTTTCAAGTCTTGTGCAAGTTCCATTGAGTATTCTGCTTTCAGAGCACGGGTCTTAGCAGTTACAGTTACCTTCTCGATTGAGAAAGCCATTTCTTCAAACGCTGGTGAACCTGATGTACCAAGAGCTTCAGCATCTGCTGTTGCCATTGGAGGTCCTGCAACGATTGTGTTTGCAAATACGTTATCTGTTGCTGATGTATCAGAATCAAGTGTATATGTAACAGATGTAGCAGATTCAGCACCTGAGTGACGAGTGTTAGCCTCGTTGTAGAATGCTTCTGTACCACTTTGTGTACCATAACGTGTACGCATTGCGAAAATCAGACCTGTTGGTCCTGTCATTGGCTGAACGCCGCAAACATCGTATGCGATTAGGTTAGGTAATGAACGACGAACTAAAGAAATGATGATTGGGTCGAAACCGGCTACTGGGCCTGTAGCAGTTGCGCCACCACTAAAACCACCTGTACCAGCAGAGTTAGTTGGTGATGCTTCTGTCATGAAGCCAGTCTTTCTCATTTCTTCAACTTGGTTTTCAAGAACCACAGCGGTAACTGCTTTACGATATGGGTCTTTAATAGCAGGTAGTTCTGGGTGATTCAGAACGTCATCCCACTTAGTTTGTAGTTGTTCAGACAAATACATGTAAGTCTCCTTCTTTTGTTTTAATTAAATTCTTGTTTTGGAAATTGCACTTGATACTGCGGCAACAAATGGATCTACCACTTTCTTATCGCCTGTTTCAGCATCTTCAATTTTTTCGTGCAGTTGTTCAACCGATGCTCTTTTCACACCTGTTGGGAAATAGTTTTCACGGATAGTTTCAAGTTTTTCTGTGAACTCTTCCTCTGTGGAAAACTCTACACTCTCTGCGAGTGATTTGATTTTTTCAACTTGAGTGTCCGTTAAACCGTCGCAAACTGAACGAACGATTTCTTGTTTAGTTGATTCTACTAAAGCTTTTCTTAACTCAATACCGTATTCGATTTCTTCGTTAAGTTTATCTTCTAGTTCTTCAACCTTAGTTGCTAACTCATCTACCAGATCAACTTTTTCTTCTGGAACATCAATATAATGTTCTGCAAATAGATTACGTAGACCTGCAATGAAATCTTCGGTAATTTCTGAACGTAGTCCAGACTCGATAGCAATCTCATTGTCTGCCATCCACTGTTCAACAACATACTCTAGGTAGTCATTTACTTTATCTGTTAGGTCAGACTTAATTTCTTCAACTGCTTCTTCGAACATTGAAGCATATTTAACTTCAACTTCTTCTTCGATCTGTGCAACACGATCCATGATACGTGCTTCAAAGATTGTAGCAGCTTTTGATTTGAATTCTTCTGAAAGAGCATCATCGTCGGAGAACATATGGTTAACGTCCTCTTTCATTTTGTCTTTCCACATTTTCTTTTCATCTAGAAGGTTATCAACTTCTTCTTCGTCGTCGAGATTAAGTTCGCCTTCTAATTCCTCATCTTCCTTCATAGTTTTCTTGCCACCCTGTGGATGGTTTTGAGTATCTGAAGATGCGGCAGATGGTTTAGTTGTTGGAGCAGTCGCACTCTTAGCAGCCTTTGTTGTGGCAATTTTATTAGAATCGTCCATTGGCTTACTATTCTGAGGTGTTGGACCACCTAGATCAACTTCTTCACCTGGAAGTTTAGCTGGAGGCATAGCTGATGCAGACTTCTTGCTTGATGCAAGAATGTCAGCTGCTGCTTCTAGTAATTTGTTCTTGGTTGTCATTTAGGGTTCTCCTTTTATGATTTGAATATTTATAAATTTAAAGTTTTCTGATAAAGTTTTCAAATAGTTTCAGGGCAACTGACTCTAATTGTTGTTTAGATGCCTGCTTAATTTGTCTTTTTGCATGATCGATATCGGCCTCGATGTAACGTCCTTCAACGAACAACCACTCCTTGTTCTCCATGATGCCGTTAACAAACGCACCAGGTGCTGAAGGATCGGCAACAATATCGGCTGCCGTTGCCAGTCTCAGATCATCTTGAACCAAATTGTATCCTTCTTTGGTCATTGTAACTGAACCCATGGCTCTTGAAGAAACGCCAAGATTAACACCACTGTCAATAAAGTTCTTTACGATTTGACCATAAGGAGTATCTAAAATTAATGCCTTACCATAAAAGGTATTACCATCTTCTTTTAGACTTACAATCTTATGTGACACTCTTTCTAAGTTTAGAGTTGGAGTATCTGGATGACCGAGTTCTCCTAGAGCACGATTGGTATTGATGAATTCTTCGGTGTAACGATTAACTTCATTACGGAGAGTTCTCATCTCATACATTCTGTTGTTTTTGTTTACAGTGTCACCAACCAAGAATGTACCTTCGATGTACAAATTCTTTTTTCCGTTTTCGGTTTTTTCTGTGAGATACTTTACGTCCTCAAACATTTCGGTAATTAGTTTCATTATAGTGCTACTCCTGTCGTTGGATCAACATTATATGTTGCTTGTTTTGAAAGTTCCATAACAATAGTACCACCAGTAGCAATAGTGATAACAATACTTTGAGTATTATTATTTGCAAGTGAATATGCATAGTCATCAAAACGCATTTCACCTGAGTTGTGAACAGTAGCCATCTCTATGCTGTTACGAACAATAGAAATGTTGCCGTTAGTTGACCACATCATTCTACGAATATCAGCTGATGTAACTGTTTCCGTTGTAGGATTTTTTCTTAAATCGTTAAGTGCGATAGTATAGCTACCTGGTCCGGTAGCTCTAACTAATGAAGCACCTCTTAACGAGTTGGTAATTTCTAATGGCATGTTATCTTATCCCCATTGATTTGCGTCGGCGTAATGACATTTTTCTTTTCATTATTGTTCGTTTCAATTTCGCCTTGCCTTTTGTTTTCCAATATCTTTTTAACATTCTGGATTTGTGAATTCTTGTTGCAGCAGGAATTCTTTTTACTGTATTACCAGAAATTCTATAACCTTTAATTGCCGATCTACGTACATTTCTTTGTAAAGTAATTTTACCTTTTTTGTTACGACGAATACGACGACGAATCTTTTGAATTCTACCTGATCTAACAATATTTACAGGACCAGCTTCACTTAATTCTTCCACATCATAATCAAAAGATTCATTTGCAATTTGTTTCTTTTGTTCCTCTAATTTACGATCAAGTATCTCGAACAACTGTTCGTAAATCAATTCTTTAAATTTATTCAAATCTCCATTAAGAATAGATTCTATAGTGTTCATTCTATTTTTAATGAAAATTTATGGAACTTATCAAACATTTCTGGATCATTTAGATTTTGTTCCATTTTTATTTTATTTTCTTCACTTAAACTATTATAAAGTTTTAAAATATCTTTTGCTGTTTCTGGTTCTATCGATCTTGAATCAGTTTCAAACCAAACTTCTTGACATTCACCATGTTCTACAATATGTTTTAATGATTCCAATACAGACATTTCTTCGGCTTGTAACGGTGCATCAATACCTGGACCGTAAGGTATACTAAAATGTTTATCCAATAAATGGTTATAATATAATGCTATTTTAGTTCCATCTGGATACACACGTATTGCTTCTCTTTTTAAAACTAATACAAATGGAGGATCCTTTAAATTTAATCTCAAAGGTTCTTCAACAATCATATTACTTTTTACTACATTTTCTTTTACTGCACGACGAGCTTGTGTATAAATTTGTTTATTATTAGAGATTAAATCTGCCATCTTGTTAAAAAGATTACGCATGATTTCACGATCCGCATTGTTAAACACAGGACGATCTTCACCCATCTTATCCATAATACGATGAATGCGTTGTATCTGTGCCTTGTTTGCAAGACCGGCACGGATCAAAGAATCGAACTTTGAATAGTCTTTTTTCTCTTCCTCGGTAATAGATTTGAATTCAAGCAACGATTTCATTATTATCTTTAATCTTTATCCCAACCTGGCTTAGTTCTATCCCAAGCACGATAAATACCTTTTGCTCGTTTTTTCATTGTTTTTTGCGCTTTATCAAGTTGTGCTTTTCGTTTTTCATGGTACTCCATATGACCGCCGCCTCCACGGCTGCTTATGATAATATGTTTTGCTCTATTTTCAGCATCATCTTTACGTTCTACCGCCGCACTATAAGAATCTTGTGCTTTATTTGTATATTTTTTTAAAGTTTCTTTTGATAACTCATCAAGTTGTTCACCGTCATATTCTACTTCTTCTGCATAGGCTTCTTCATCTTCTAATTCTGCAACAGCATTATCCAAATCAAGTTCTGGTTCTTCTGTAGTACCAAAAATTGCACCAGCAATTTGTTGTTTACGTGCATCTAATGACTCAAAAGATTTTTGTGATAGAATCTTATCCAGTTCTTCTTTTGCTGCAATGTTGTCACCTAATGCAACCAAATCAATAAAATTTCTTACATCTTCCATGATATCTCCTTATTTATTTTGTAGCGTATTTATCTACATCCGCATCAAGTTGCGGTGTAGGTGATTCCATACCACTATTATCTTGTCCATTATCCTGTGGTGGCATCTCTGGTGGTGGTGCCAACATAGGACCAGCCTGTTCAGCATCCATCTGTGCTTGCATTTCTTCAATATCTTCTTCAGATTGACGAAGGATATTCTTTTTAATCCATTCAACAGAATAATATTTACCAACAAATGGGTCAACGGTGATTGCAAGATTTAAACGTTCACGCAATACTTCTGCATCACGCATCTCAATGTAATCATTGTCACGTTTAAAATCATAAACTATCTCATCTTTGATTTGTTCCCATTCTTCTAGTGTACAAATACCTTTTAACACCAGTTGAATTCTTAGAGCATCGTCAAACAATTGAGTAAATTTATTACGCAATCTGGAAACAAACTTTGAGAACTTAACTTCATCTCTGTTGACTTCCGATACACGACCAAGACCAATCATTCCACCTTGTTGTGGTTCTAGTCTTGA